ATAAAATCCAGAAGCCTGTGCTATTTTATTATAGTGAGACGAGGAAGGTCGGAGATGAAAGAGCGATAAGACTGAGAAATCCAGACGCTTACGAACTACATAGTGTGGCTACTGTAAAGCCTAGATTAAATTCGGGGTAGGTAGTCACACACTTTTTAATAACTGTCGTAAGGTAACACAGAGTTGAATAGACCGAGAGTTATGAAACACAGTTAAGCATGGCTAGGTGTTGCAGTATACCAAAGTTAGAATAAAAATGGGCAACCTCTAACCTTAGTCATGCACAGTTTAAGTGTGGCTCTAAAAAGCAGGAAGCGTAGAAGCTGAAGCTAAACTGATTATTATAGTCACACACTTTTTAATATGGTAGAGATGCTGTTGGTTAAGTAAGCCGTCTGTAAAATGGTTCTCTCTGAGTATGTAGGTTCGAATCCTACCTCTACCACCAGTTTTTAATAGAGGAGAAAACAAATGACTAAATATAGAGTAGAAGGAGAATACACTTATACAGTATTCAAGATAGTAGAAGCTAAGAACGAAGAAGAAGCAATACTTACTGCACAAGATAGTGAACCTTTATGTGCTTGGGAAACTGTTGAAAAAAATGGTTACGAAGAATATGTAGAGAGTGCAGTTGAGGAAACACAAGATGCCTAGTTATAAATTATTATCACAAGGCAATCCTAAGACAGATAAGAGCAATAAGATACAGGATAAATACAAAAGTAGGATTATGTATCTAGCTCCTAGTGATTTAGCAGATGGCAAGAGAACTGTTTGCCCTTATGCTAAGATAGCTATGTGTGAAGAGCCTTGCTTAAATACTGCTGGTCGTGGTGGTTTCATTCCTAGCATTCAGAAGGCTAGAATTAGAAAGACTTTATTATTCCTTGATGAATATGAAACCTTTATGTCTTACTTAGTTGAGGACATCAACAAATTTATAAGAGAATGTCAGAGGGAGAACAAAATTCCATGTGTCAGATTGAATGGCACGTCTGATATTCAGTGGGAGCATCAAGAGTACAAAGATAAAACTGTATTTGAGATGTTCCCTGATGTAATCTTTTATGATTACACCAAGATACCTACTAGAAAGGTTGAGGGAATAACAAACTATCATTTAACATGGAGTTATTCAGAAGCTAATGAGAAATACTCAAAGCTGTTTGATAAAGTTCCGAACAACAAGGCAGTAGTATTCAGAAACTTCTTGCCTTCTATGTTCAAAGATGTTAAAGTGATTGATGGAGATGAACACGACATGAGATTTTTAGATGAACCGAATGTAGTAGTTGGTCTTAAAGCGAAGGGCAAAGCTATTAAAGATTATTCAGGCTTTGTAATTGATTTAATAGAAGCGAGGGCAGTATGAGTAACCACTGGAACGAAATAACAATGGAAAAACTCTTTGAAGAAGGACTTGAAGAAGGCGAGAAGCTAGGTCTACATGGAAATACATTAGAGTTCTTTGCAGAAAGATATGCGAAGAAACATTTTAACGAGAAAGATTAATAGTACTATTGATATAAATGATAGTAATAAAAAAGGAGAAAGATGAAAGCAATACTAATAGATGTAAAAACCCAAGAGATAAAAGAGGTAGAACATGATGGTGAGATACAGAATATCTATAACTTAATAGATTGTAGAGCCTTTGATCTTGTAAGAATAGATGATGTCAACAGTATTTTTGTAGATGATGAAGGTATTTTGAAGGACAATTTATACTTTGAATATTCAGCTAGTGGTCGTGTCTTTCAATTAGCAGGTAGTGGATTAATACTTGGTGTTGATGATGAAGGTAATAGTATATCTCCTACACTAACTGTTGAAGATGTTAAAGGTAAAGTTAACTTCTTACCAGAAGGATTTAAGATTGATCCTTACATAAGGGTAACAGCATGGGATTAATTTTTGGTTATGATTACAATGGTAAGAACATTGAATGGACTTGGAATGTTAGACCTAAAGATAAAGTCTATTGGAAGACTTGGAAACCTAAGAAGGAAAACATAAAGCTTTTAATATCCTTGACAAGCAAGGCAGAAAATGATAAACTTGTAGCAGAAATTTTTGAGGGAATTATAAAAGATGAACACCCAAAGGAAAAGAAACTAACAGGAATTTATAAGGAAAGAAAAACTAATGGATGAATACATAATAACTATCATTGATAGTGATGATGAAACAGCTAACATCAAAAGCTATGCAGAAACTATAGAAGAATTAGTAGACAATATAGTATGCATGGAAGCTATAAAAGCTATAGTCTCTGTCACCAGAGTAAAAGATAAACAGACTTGGAACACTATTGACTCTGAATCTTTAACTCTGTTAAGGGAATATAGACAGGGCATAACAGATAATATTGGTCTTAGAGATATACTAATAGGTAAAGAGGAATTAAATGAGGAAAGCTAAAGGCTTTAAGGAGGTATCAAGAAATGAAAATAAACACAGGTTCAAGCATACCTCAATCGGAAGTGGAAAAAACGTTCGAGTTAGAAACAAGCACAAAAAAAGAAGTAAAAAAGTTAGAGGAAATGGAAGACCTGCATACAGAGGACAAGGAAGATAAAAAGAAATTATTTAAATGGGAGTGGAAGTTATGAGTGAAGATATTGAATTTACTAGAGAAGAACTTAAAGAAATCGAAAAATGTGTAGAAGTTGCTTATAAATCTAACAATAAAAAACCAAAACCATTACCATTAACAGAAGAATATAACTACTCTAACAATAAACATGATTTACATAAATTGTTTGATGGCTTGGATATTGAGCCTATTAAAGATGAAGTTGAAGCTTTATTTAATTACTTAACAGAAAAAAACTTAGGCGTTATGAGACTTTGTTGGAACACTTATGATTACCAACACACATTTGATAATGTGTCGAGAGATGGAGCAGATAAAGACAAGTGGAATTTTAAGGGTATAGATAATGAAGGTAATCCTAAGTTTATTAGATACACTAATGAAACTTTAAATAATGTTATATCTTTTTTAGATAAGAAAGATATAAAATATATTGTTAAAGAGAGGGCTTTAATGTTAAGTATTTATTCTTACGCTGACAGATATTCCTATTTTTATACAACAGGAACTTGGAACTGTAACAAAACCAACTATAAAAATTACAAAAAGACTTATAGTAGTAGAGGGATTAAAGATTTCTACACTAGGTTTTTGAAACCAACTATAGACAGAGAGAAGAAAAACTTTAAAGAATTGTATGTTAATCCAAGATACATATATGATTATAAATACAGAAGCTTTCCACATTTACATTTGTATCTTTATTTATTAACTTTATTTTCTAAAAAACCTACACCTTTTTTAAATAAAGATAAGATTGAGTACATACCAGACGAAGAACAGTATAAAATATACCAAACTTATAGGAGTAAAAAAAATGATTAAAGAACAAGCAAGAAGGATAACTAAAGAAGCTAAGTATCTTACCTATCCTATTACTGAGATAGTAGTAAAGCTTTCTAGTCTTGCCGATGAACATGGATTAGAAAAAGAAATGGATTATGCTTTAGATGAAGTTAGGGAAGCACAAAGAAAATTAGAGAGTGCTTTCTTTAGATGTGAAGATGTATTCTACGAATTAGAAATGAAAGAGAATGAGTATGACGAAGGATGAATTAATTTTAATAACAGTCAATCTACTATTCGTTGCAATAGTTGGCTTGCTTATTTATTTTTTATAGGAGAGGGCTATGACTGAGTATGACGCACATGAAATGTACCGACAAGAGATAGAAAAGAATAAAGTCTCTGCTGTTGAGGGTTCTAGTGGGAAAATAACTTATCATTTCAAAGATGGAACGATAGAGATTTGGAAAAGGAACAGGCTAGGAAGGCTATATAAATTTAAACAAAGAGGAGAAAAGATATGACTGATATAGTACATATGAGAAACGATGTGATTGAAAGTATCACAAAAGGTATTCAAGTTTTATTTGAATACAAAGCTGATGGTGGTATTGTTACAAGTAGAACTGTAACACCAGCGAAATTCTATTCGGATTTCACAGGCTTTACAGGCTACGATACTAATAAGAAAGAGGACAGGAACTTTAGATTTGAAAGAGTTGAGAAGTGGCATGGTCTAGATGATGCGAAAGAATGGGAGATAGAAATTCACCGAGAAGGTGTGCAACTAGAATCTTATACTGTTGTCGCTTCAAGTGAAGATGAAGCCAGAGAAATATTTGAATCTGGTGAATACAACTTTAATCTTAGTGATTACTTTACACCCGATAACGAGCCAGAAGATTCAGAAATTCAAACCATAGAGGAAGTATAATGAAAACAAAACATTTAAAAAATAAAACAACTATAGAACTTACACCAGAAGAAACTAATAATTTTATTAAAAGAGTACATGACATAGATAATATGGCAGATACCATTATGGAATGTCAGGACTTATGGTTAAGTGATATTAGTAAATTACAAAAAGTTAAGTATGAGTTAATAGAACTGCTTAATTTACAATGGGATAGTGAAACTTATAGATATAGGATTAGAAATGACAAATAACTTTGAAAGCACAATAGCTATGGAAAGGAAGAGGAGATTTCCTCTGACTAAAAAACAATACAAATTATGGGAACAGTTTGTTACTGATAACTATGAAACTATCTATAGCAATAAAGATACTCATGATGTATTACATACTCCTAACAGTCCTAGATATACTGTGACTGTTTTGAGAACCGAACAATCTGGAATGCAAGAATTTCTTGAGAATTTGCTTGCAATCTAGGATAAAGTGTGGTATACTGCTTGGACTCAAAGATATGACCTTGATATTAAAGGCAATTTCCTTGAGTCATTAAGTAGTTATGCCCTCTATCTCCATCCCTCAAGGGCTACTTAATTCAGTTTACTGAGGTGATGGGGCAACTGGCTCATAGCCCCAACTGGCTATGGTTTTATAAATACTGTTTTAAAGGAGAAATATTATGGCAGTAGTAGAAGGAACTGCGTATTGGGCGAGTATTAAAACACCTAATACAAGGTTTGAACCAGTATATACAGTCAATCTTGTGGTTGATGAAGATACTGCAAATGATTTTGCGTCACGAGGACACAAGATCAAACAGATGGATGAAGGTCCATCTATAATTATCAAACGTAAAGTTAATGGACCTAATGGAATGGTTCGTGTCGCACCTAGATTATTAGATGCTGACAAGCAGGAAGTTAACTATGCTGTTGGTAACGGCTCTAAAATTAGAGTTCAGTACAATGAGTACGAAGGTACTAATAAGTTTGGAGACTATAAAGGCTTGGATTTACAAGCTATACAAGTCCTTGATCTTATTGAGTATCGTTCAGAAGATGGTGCTGAATTACTAGATGGGGAGGAGTTCTAATGGTTGATGAAGCTGTAGAACAGAAACCTTTTATCACGATTAATGATGTGCAAATAAATATTGAAGACCTACCTGAAGAAGGACAAGGAATCTTTGGTAGATTACAACGATTGAATCAGAAGAAAGCTAATCTTGTCTTGGACTTGGAAGAGTTACAAGCAGGTATTAACTTCTTTTCTAATAGAATCGTGGACATTGTTAATAATGAAGGCGAAGATACTCCCACAGAAGAAGCTGACGAAGCTGAAACTGAAGAGTAATATCATTAACTAGAGGGTGGAGTAGTCTGCCCTCTATTTCTAGAGGGAAATATGGATAGAAGTAATTGGGATAAACACAATCTACCCTGTCCGAAATGCGGTGGTAGTGATCCTGTCTCAACAAATAAAGATGGCTCTGGTCATTGCTTTAGTTGTGACGCACATTGGGGAAACTATCAAGCAGCTTTGGATGGGAACATAGTAAATATGAATGCGTATAAAGAACCGAATACATTTTTAAATTCGTACACAGGAACTTTTGGAGCTTTAACAGATCGCAATATAAGCGAAGACGTTGCCAGAAAGTATGGTGTAAGAGTTGTTTATAATAGAGAAGGCGAAATAATAAAGCATGTCTATCCTTACTATAATAGTAACGAGATTGTATCAACTAAAACCAGAACTATAAGTACCAAAGGTTTCGTTGTTGACGGAGGTTATGAAGGTACAGGACTGTTCGGTGAACAACTCTTTGGTAAAGGTGGGAAGTATCTTACCATAACCGAAGGCGAATGTGATGCAATGGCAGTTTATGAAATGTTTGATAAGAAGTGGGCATCAGTTTCTATAAAACGTGGTGCAGCAGGTGCTGTTAGAGATATACGAGACAGTATTGAATTTGTAGAAGCATTTGATAATGTAATCATTTGTTTTGACAACGACAAGGCAGGTCGAGAAGCAGCTAGAAAAGTTGCACGTATTATAAAACCGGGAAAAGCTAGAATAGTTTCTTTGCCTACTGGTTTTAAAGATGCTAACATCATGCTTGAAAAAGGGCAGTATGCTCAGTTTACTAGAGCATGGTGGGATGCCAAGACATATACTCCATCAGGAATTATGGAGTTATCAAGTGCTAAAGATAAATGGCTTCACAGGGAAATTAAAAAAAGCATAGCGTATCCTTACGAAGGTTTAAACAAAAAACTTTTCGGTATGAGAAAGAATGAATTGGTTACTCTCACAGGAGGAACTGGTTTAGGTAAGTCTAGTTTTACTAGAGAACTCATTCATTATCTTATTAAAAACACAGAAGATAATGTAGGTATCATAGCTCTTGAAGAGAATTGGTTGAGAACTGCTGATGGTATTGTAGCTATAGAAGCTAATGATCGTATCTACTTAGAAGAGAAAAGAAATAAGTATACTGAAGAAGAACTTACTGAATTTTTTGATAAGATTATTAAAAAAGATAAGGTCTTTATTCATGCTCACTTAGGCAGCAATGATATAGATGAAATATTTTCTAAACTTAGATACATGATTATAGGTTGTGAATGTAGTTGGATAGTTATAGATCATTTACACATGCTGGTAAGTCAATTGACCGAAGGTGATGAACGTAGAGGTATTGATAATCTGATGAATCGTTTACGTTCTTTGGTTGAAGAGACAGGTGTTGGTATGTTTTTAGTATCACATCTTAGAAGAGCAGCAGGTGAAAAAGGACACGAACAAGGTATCGTAGTTTCGTTATCCCACCTCAAGGGCTCTCAAGGAATAAGTCAACTAAGTGATTGTGTAATAGCCTTAGAAAGAAACCAACAAGCTGAAGACCCTGAAGAAGCTAATACAACTAAAGTAAGAGTTCTTAAATCTAGGTACACAGGTGATACAGGCTTGGCTTGTAGCCTACTCTATGATCCAGAAACAGGGCGTATGAGTGAAATTACAGATGAAGAAACTTTAGATGATGTACCATTTTAGGAGGGAGTATGAAAGAAATTGTAATTGATATTGAAACTAATGGTTTAAAACCGGATAAGATATGGTGTATTGCAGCTAAACCTTTAGGTGAAGCTGTTGTTTCCTTCGGACCTAACAAAATAAAAGAAGGCATAGATTATTTAAACAAAGCAGATTCGTTGATAGGTCATAACATTCTAGGCTTTGACATTCCTGTTATCAGTAAACTACATGGTATTGATTTATCAAAAACAAAGGTAATAAAAGATACATTAGTTATGTCTCGTTTATTTAATCCTGTGCGTGAGAATGGACATGGTTTAAAAACGTGGGGATACAGAGTTAATATTCTTAAGAAAGACCACGATGAATGGGATCGTTTTTCTAAAGAAATGCTAGAACGTTGTAAAACTGATGTACTTATAAATGAAAAGACATATCAATATCTACTGGAAGAGGGTGAAGACTTTGATGAAGAATCCTTAAAACTAGAACATGCAGTAACTTTGGTGTTAAAAGAACAGGAAGATACTGGTTTTCTTTTCAATGAGAAGGAAGCACTTTTACTAGTGGCTTCTCTTAAAGAAAGAATGTTTGAAGTACGAGAGGAAGTTCAAAAGGTATTTAAACCTAAGATGGTAGATATAAAATTAGTAATACCTAAACTTAAAAAAGATGGTACTTTATCCAAACAAGGTTTAACCAAAGAAGAATATGATGACCATATTAAAATGGATTGGTTAGCAGAATACAAACCCTTTATGAGACAAAAGTTACAAGAGTTTAATCTAGGTTCTCGTAAACAAATAGGAGAATATCTTACAGACTTTGGATGGAAACCAAATCGTTTTACACCTACAGGTCAACCAGTTGTGGATGAATCTTCTTTAGCTAAAGTAAAAAATATACCTGAAGCTAGTTTAATAGCAGAGTTTCTTCTGCTACAAAAGAGAATAGCACAGATTGATTCATGGATCACAGCAGTTGATGATGATTCCAGAGTACATGGTTTTGTTATACCCACTGGTACTATAACAGGAAGAATGTCACATCGAGCACCTAACATGGCTCAAGTTCCTAGTTCAACTAGTGAATATGGTAAAGAATGTAGAGCCTGTTGGATTGTTAAAGATGGTTATAAATTAGTAGGTGTTGATGCTAGTGGATTAGAACTACGCATGTTAGCACATTACATGGACAACAAGGAGTACACAAAGGAGGTTACAGAAGGAGACATTCACACAGCTAATCAAAAACTTGCAGGTTTGAAATCAAGAGATAAAGCCAAGACTTTTATTTATGCCCTATGTTATGGTGCAGGAGATCAGAAACTTTCATCTATACTCGGTGGCAGCACTAAAGATGCTAGAAGAATTAGAGAACATTTCTTAGATAATCTCCCAGCATTTAAAAAACTTAAGAACAGAGTTGGAAAAGCAGCGAAGCGAGGCTACCTCAAGGGATTAGATGGTCGTAAGATATTTATTAGAAATGATTACGCAGCTTTAAATAGTTTACTTCAAGGTGGTGGAGCTATAGTTATGAAGAGAGCATTGATTATGTTACAGGCTTTAATAAAACTACAAGCTTTAGATGCTAAGTTTGTTGCTAACATACATGACGAATGGCAAATGGAAGTTAGAGAAGATATCGTAGACTTCGTAGGAGAGTTAGCTGTAGGCTGTATTGAAAAGGCAGGAGAGTATTATAACATGCGTTGTCCTTTAACAGGTGAATATAAAATAGGAGGGAATTGGAGTGAAACTCATTAAACAACTCGTTTTATCTGATGATTTCGAGATTGAAGAAGATATAAATGAACAAGATAGTGATGGTCTTAATACAAACAGAAAAGGAGACTTTGCAGAATACTATGCAGTCACTTGGTTATGGGATAGTGGTTATGAAGTCTTTCAAAATTCAGGATGTACTGGTCCTATAGATATGATAGCAATGGATAAGAAAGGAAATCTACTTCTTATTGATGTTAAGACAGCACAACCTGATCATAGAAATAGAACAGGTAAGAAAGTTATGTTTAAAAAAGGAAGAACAAAACAACAAGAAAAACTAGGTGTAAAGTTTTTAATGTTTAATCCAGATACCAGAGAACTAAAATTTGCGGATCATGGAGTAAAGGGGAGACCTAAAAAATGAAAAAGAAATTAGAAAATATAGTACAAGATATATACAAAGCACTTAAACCTCTGTCAAAAGGAGATGGTCTTAAACTATCTGATGAAGATATAGATCAGTTTGGTGAGGATATGAAAGATGCTATTCGAGGTTGGGCAACAGCACAACCAAAAGACAAACCGACTTTGCGTATGTCTAACATAGGTAAACCTGCTCGTCAGCTTTGGTATGATAGAAATTCAAAGATAAAAGCTAAAGATTTACAGGCTACACTACTCATTAAGTTCTTGTATGGTCATTTACTAGAGGCACTGGTTGTGTTCTTTGTTAAATTATCAGGACATAAACTAACTGATCAGCAGAAAGAAGTAGAAGTGAATGGTATTAAAGGACATATTGATTGTAAGATAGATGGTGAAGTGGTTGATATTAAATCAACATCAGGTTTTTCATTCAACAAATTTAAGAATGGTACACTTCCAGACTATGATAGTTTTGGATACATGTCACAATTAGCAGGTTATGAAACTGCTGAAGGTACAAACAAGGGAGGTTTCCTAGTTATCAATAAAGAAACTGGAGAATTATGGTTCTTTCAACCAGATGAACTTGACAAGCCTGATATAAAGACTAAGATTAATACAAGGAAGACCCAATTAAAAAAGCCTGAACCACCTCCGTTATGTTATCAACCGATAGCAGACGGAACTCATGGTAATTTTAAACTTCCAAGAGAGTGTGTGTGGTGTCCACATAAGATTGAATGTCATAAAGATTCCAACAATGGATTAGGACTACGAATATTTGATTACGCTAGAGGACCTGCCTTCTTTACAGAAGTAGCAGTTGAACCTAGAGTACAAGAGATTACAGATGAATGGGAAGAAAAGTAAATTAATTAGAAGACGAACATTAGAACTTCAGCTTGAATGGATTAATAGTTTATTAACTAAAGATCAAAAAATTACACCTGAACTTTTAGATCAAGCTCTACCTGATGATAAATATTATGTTAGTAGAGGAACAATTCACCTTTCTTTTATGAATCATAAATGGATAGAGAAAAAATTAAAAAAAGATATTAACTTAAAATTAGAAAATTTAATAAATTCAAATGCCTGAGATTCCTTTCCAAGAAGCTACTTTAGAAGACTTACTATTATTAATTGGTGGCTTGATCAATAGAGGTGGTCAGTTAGAAGATATAGATATGGACTTAATCATGCGTCTACAAGAATTAATTGACTATGAAATAGAATTTAGATTAACAGGGATTCCGAGAGGAACACAAATACACTGAGGAGAGTTATGGAATATAAATTTAATGAAGAAGAAATACTATTATTAGTTCATAGACATATAAATAAAACATATGAACAACATTATGCGGATGGAAAGTATCAGGCTACAGATATGATTGTTGACGCAGGACATGGAGAAGGTTTTTGTATGGGAAATATTATGAAGTATGCTATGAGATACGGAAAAAAGAATGGAAAAGATTATCAGGACTTGCTAAAAATTATACATTATGCTATAATCTTACTTTCAACAAGTCACCAATCTAAAACAAATAAAGGATTATTTACCAATGACTGATTATTTAGGAATAGAAGTAGATTATAATAAGGAATCCAAGCTGGATAAATTTAGTTTGGATACATTAAAAGATAGATATTTATGGGAGGAAGAAACTTATGCTCAAGAAGCTTTTGCAAGGGCTAGTATATTTGGTGCAACTTATAAAGGTAGGACTGACTTCGCTCTTGCCCAAAGACTTTATACGTACAGTTCCGATTGTTGGTTTATGTTTAGTACTCCTATACTTTCTAACGGAGGAACGACTCGTGGTTTACCTATTAGCTGCTTTCTCAATTACGTACCTGATAGTAGGCGTGGTCTCTCTGATCATTATGATGAGAATATATGGTTGGCGAGTTCGGGTGGAGGTATCGGTGGATATTGGGGAGATGTTAGGAGTAATGGGATTGCAACTAGGCATGGTTCTCGTTCTACTGGATCAATTCCATTCATGCACGTAGTAGACTCTGAAATGCTTGCCTTCAATCAAGGTGTTACCAGACGAGGAAGCTATGCAGCCTATTCAGATATATCACATCCAGAGATTGAAGAATTTATAAACATGCGTAAGGAATCCGGTGGGGATATAAATAGGAAGTGTCTCAATATTCACAACGCAGTTAATATAACTGATGAATTTTTAAAAGCTGTGCGTGAAGATGCAGAATGGAGATTGATTGATCCTAAATCTGGTGAAGCTGTTAAGATAGTCAGTGCTAGAGCATTGTGGTGGCAGATATTAAATGCCAGAGCAGAGACAGGTGAACCTTATCTAATTAACATTGATCGTTGTAATGAAGAATTACCACAAGGACAAAAAGATTTAGGTTTAAAAATTAATCAAAGTAATTTATGTTCCGAGATAGTACTACCTACTAATGAAGAACGAACTGCTGTGTGTTGTTTATCTAGTGTCAACTTAGAACATTTTGATAAGTGGAAGAAGAAGGAACAATTCATAGATGATTTAATAACTATGCTTGATAATGTGTTAGAACATTTTATCGAAGCGATTGTAGATACTTCAGGACTAGGTGGATACAATGCAAACTTTAAGAGGTTTAAAAATTATGTTA